GGAAATGGCTGGGAAGGCGAGAAAGCTTACATAGGAAAGGAACCGCGAATGATTCCGTTAGGATGCATTGCGAAGGACACGATCACCGGCTTCCAGGGTGTCGTTGTGGGCCACACAGAATGGCTGTGGGGCTGCGTCTTGCTGGGCCTTCTATCCCCAACCCTCCAGGAGGGCAAGCCTACGGACGTCCAATGGTTCGACCAAGCACGGGTCGAAGTGGTGGAAGCAGAATCAGGTAAGGCCAGAGTCGAAACCAAAGACCCGTCCGGTGGCCCGCAGGCCGGTCCGCAACCGCCGTCTATCAGGCCGTGATGCCGGGGCTAGCCAAAGCCGGGAGAACATGGCCTGACGCCAAAGAGGAGAACAAAGTCGGCGAGTGGCAACCGGGTCGAGCCCCAGAAAACAGAACTCGCCTACGGTGAGGTGTGCCCAGGTTGGAGCACGAAGCACTGGTTGGAGGAATTGGAGCGCATGGCGGAGCGGTGTGCGGCCGTGCGGCCCGACATGGCGGAGTTCTACCTTGGCTGGGCGGACGAGGTCCGCAAGCGACAGAGCGAACAGGCTTCGAAGGCGGCGGTGGCCCATGAATGACAGCCAACGGCCCGGTTTGGTGCCGGGCCACGCCGCCGCCAGGTCGGTGAACAACGAGTAAATCAGGTCGAGGGCGGCGACCAGAGAAACGGCCAGTAGGCCGGGATCAGCGACCACCGCCCAATATAAATCGTGCTGTTTTGCACGAAAAGGGGCCCCGCGGGCCATCCGCGTCGCCGCGGGGCCCCGATGCGGAATCTCGGCGGCGGTGTCCGGGCTCTGCGGCCGCCGCGTCGCCGCAGAGCGGGCGCACGTTGGGCGCGGATGGCCGCGAGCATGCCGCCTCGCGGCCGATGGCGGGATGGAGCAGTTGGCTAGCTCGGATGGCTCATAACCATCAGGTCCCAGGTTCGAGTCCTGGTCCCGCTAATGGTTCCAGTGCACGTCATCAAGAAGGAGTCATTACATGGCGCGGAGAATGCTGTCGCTCGCCGAGTTGAAAAACCTCGACCTGGGCAAGGTGGAGGCGGCCTTTAGGGTCGAGCTGGGCAAGATCGTCGCGGACCTCTGCGATCGGCCCGAGGACCCCACGAAACGGACGCTGAGCTTGAAGCTCAGCCTGTGGCCGGAAGATGTCGTTGCCGGCGCGACCGAGACGGTCTCGGTCGTGTTCACCCTCGAATCGCGCATCCCCAAGCGCACGACCCGCGTGCACAACATGCGTGTCTCCGGCGACAAGTGCCTGGTGTTCAACTCCGAGAGCCCCGACAACCCCGACCAGCGGACGCTGGATGAATTGGTGGAACCGCCGGAGTCGCCCGGCGCCGAGAAGTCTTAAGACGGGCCAGGGTGCCCGAGAAAAGGAGCATCGCTCATGATCGCTGAGGCTATTGATCGGCTGCAGAAATTGTTCCAGGAATCCCAAGTCGCCAGTACGTTTCACCCGCCGGCCGAGCCGGAGCATGTCTACTACCTGGTCCAGAACGGCCAGGCCGACCGGCGGGTAGCCGAGCCGCCGCCCCGGGCCAACGTGATGTTTTCCCCGCTTGACCTGGTCAAGTACCTGGGCTTCGTGCTCGGCCAGTACAAGACCGACGCAGCGATCTTCGTCGGGCGGGGGTTGGTGACGGCCGTGCTGAACGAACGCGGCGATCGCCGTGACCAGATCATCCAGAATTTGGCCCTGGGTCATGCGTTTATTGCTCTGCGCGGGCGAGAGCTGCAGCGCACGGGCATGACCCATCGCGCCTTCCTCCAGTTGCTGCGGATCGACCTGGCTGGCTGCATTGACGGCGATTCGGTCGAGTTGTTCCGCTCGCTCAAACTGAGCACGTCGGGCAACACCGAGTCCAGCATCCGGTCGGGCAAAGAGTCGCTGGGCAAGGCGGTCGCCAGCGAGGCCCTACTGAGTGGCAAGCCTATTCCCGAGGAACTACCTGTCGCTCTGTGCGTGTATGAGGACCTGCCCGATCGCCGCCAGGTGGTCAAGTGCGCCGTGGTCAGCGACCTTCAGGAGATGACCTTTGCCCTGATTCCCCTGGCTGGCGAATTGGATCGTGCTCAGCGAGAGACCGACACGGAGATCGCCGAGGGGCTCCGGCAGTTGCTGATGGCCTTTACCGGGACAGACCTCGTGAAGGCCCTGGCCGGCGTTCAGGTCTTTTGTGGACAGCCGTGAACCTCTGCACCAGCCAAACCGAGCAGCTCGTCAACCAACTACCAGGTTGGATCCTGGCGCATCCGCTGTACTTTCAACTCAAGGCCCCCATCCGCCACACGCTTTCGACGATCGCAGCTCACTGCGGTCCACCGTCCTCAGACGGCTCATTGATCGGAGCGCGCGGGGGGCGAGCGCTGTGCGATGCCATCGGCCTCAGCCGCTGGGCATTACGGCGCCACGCGCGGATCCTTGAGGCGGCCGGCTTCCTGGTCCTGCTGGAGCCCGGCGGCTGGTTTGCCGAGAAGAACTACTCCGCCGCCTACGGCCTCCCGGGCTCACCCGGGCTGCTGGACGAGTTGCGCTACCGACGCCCGCTGATCTTCTACCAGACCGACGCCCAGGGCCGTCGCCAAATCCAGATCGTCCGGCCCGGTGGCCAAGCGGTTTTCTGGCCCGAGGAACAGCGGCCGCCGAGCGATTGCACCGTCGGTGTAAAATGCACCCCCGGTGCAAAATGCACCGACGGTCGTAGCAAAATGCACCCATGTAGCAAAAACCAATCCGCGTTTTCGGCCCCGGCAGGGCCGGTCGGGAACCCCCTTCCCCCCACACCCCCCTTCCCCTGTGGTTCAACTCTGTTAAGAGACCACTCACACCACACCACATCACACCAGAGGGGAGGTCTGGAGGGGAGTGGTCGTGGTGGTGGTGTCTTGCGACATGGAAGTGGTGTGGTTCGGCAGCGGTTCGCCCAGATCGAGTTGGCCGAACTGACCGAGACCCGCCGCCTGCTCGAGCTCTTGGCCCAAGCCGTCGTCGCCGGACTACTGACCGGCAGTGAGCACGATGAGCTTCGTTTCGTCGCCGCGGCCGAACATGCCCTGCGGGTGGGCGAGGAACCCTGCCGGCTCTTCGCCTCGATCGTCCGCCGCGGGCACTGGCTGTACCTGACGCTCGCTGACGAGGAGGCCGCACGGCAGCGCCTGGCGGCATATCGGGGTGAACGGCCCGCTGCTCCGGTGCCCGCGGGAGTCCGTACTGCGGCCCGGCCTCCGCTTTCGCGCGATGCCCAGTTGGTCCGTTCTGCCCTCAACTGGGCGAAAGAACGGGGCTATGCCGGGGACATGCGCGAGCGGGTCTTACGCGAACGACCAGACTGGACGGCGGAACGTTGGGATGCCGCCCTGCGGGAACTGTGGGGGGCCAATGGCAACGTCGCCTGACATCTGCCGGGGCCGGCACCAGGGGAACGAGTGCAGCGAGGCCGCTCATGAGCGCAACCAGGCCACCAGCGACGCCCAGCGGCGTTGGATCCTGCGTCAGGTCCAGTTGGCCGGCCCGGCGGGCCTTACGACTGATGAGCTGGCCCAGGCCGCCAGTCGAGATCGCGGTTACGAGGTACCCCCTAATCGGATCAGCGGCCGAGTGAGTGAGTTGGTCGGCCTGGGCCAGTTGATCCGCACCCGCGCCCGGCGGCCCACCCGGACCGGATCATTGGCCGCCGTGCACATCCTGCCGGCGTTCGGGCAGAGGATCAGCAACATAGCCACCATAGGACCGGCAGCGCACGCGCGGCTGCCATTGGCAGCGGGACAGGTCATCGCCCAGGCGCTGGTCAGTGAACTGCGGCGAGGCTGCTTGCGGATCGAAGTGGCCGGCAGCCTCCGGCGCGAGGCTAAGACGGTCGGGGACATCGAGATCGTTTGCATTCCGCGCCCGGTCGAGGACTTATTCGGTCAGACGTGCGGTTCGGCCCTCGATCCGATCTTGGCTGAGCTCCAGCGCTTTGGGCGCCTGCGGTTCATCAAGAACGGCCCCCGCTACAAGCGGTTCGAGGTACCCGGCCGCCAGCCTACTTGCCTCGACCTGTTCTTGGTGACTACGGACACGTGGGGCGTCCAGTTGGCCATCAGAACTGGCCCGGCGGTGTTTTCCCGAGCGCTGGTTACATCGGTCAGTCTGGGTGGGTTGCTCCGCGAGGGGCACCGCGTGCGCGATGGCCGGGTGTGGGGGCCCGATGGGCGAGCCATAGCCACGCCAGAGGAGCGGGACTTCCTCGAGCTGAGCGGCGGCTGGCGGGAGCCCCGCGAGCGACGATAAGGGAGGCCAATGCGGCGCATGAGTTTTCTGCACACCGTGGAGGCCCTGCTGGCTGGCCGAAAAACCGTAACCCGCCGGCTGGGTTGGCAAAAGCTGAAGGCGGGCGACCGGTTCTTGGCCGTCCGGCAGTGCCGGGGAATCCCCAAGGGCCAGCGCCAGCAGGTCCTGGGCGAATGCGAGGCCGTATCGGTCAGCGAAGAGCCCCTGGCGCTGATCACCGCCAGCGAGGTGGCCGCCGAGGGGTTCCCGGACTGGACCGCGTCGCGGTTCATCATCTGATTTTGCTCTGCGATGAAATGTACCCCGTACACGCCCGTAACCCGGATCGAATTCCGGCGGGTGGGAGACTGGCCAGTCCAGGCCAAGCTCAACGAAACGGAGCGGCGAGACATTACGCGACGAGGCGCCACGAAGCGGCGAGACAAGGCCTCGGTTCACTAAACGCGACTGAGCGGCGTTATTTGACCCGACGGAACGGGATGAAGCGGCGAGACATTACGCGACGAGGCGCCCCAAAGCGGCGTGACAAGGCTAGGCGTGACAAGGCTGGCTTCACCGCACGCGACCTAGCGGCAATACCTCACGCGGCCCGATCGGATGAAACGCAACGACGCGCGAGGCGACCGAGTGGCGACGCGTAACCCGACAAGGCATGACCGAGCGGCTCAACAAAACGGAGCGGCTGGACGAAACTCGGCACGATAAAGCGCTACGAAACGGAACAGAACTGAGCGGCGAGACAAGACATGAGGGTACGTCACCAAACGCAGCGGCCACACAAGGCTCGACCACGCCTGGCCTGGCCTGGCGCGGCCGGACCGCATGTGATGACGCGCGACGCAACCGAGCGGCGGGACGCAACGGAACGCTGCGAGACGACACGAAGCGGCGACGCATTGCGAAACGCAGCGGCGTCACAGGGCCGGACGTCACGCCACCGGACTGAGCGGCATCACAGGAGATGACATGACGTGACCTGACGGAGCGGCACGACGTGGCGCGATGAAACCCGACCACGCCGAACAAAACCGAGCGGCGGAACATTACGGAACAAAACAGAGCGGCTCTACTAAACGCTGCATGATGGGACCTGACCCCGCCGAACAAAACAGAGCGGCCCGACCGGACGCTGCATGATGAGACCTGACCCAGCCGAACAAAACAGAGCGGCTGGACGGAACTGAACGGGACTTAACTTAACGCAGCGGCAAGACCGAACCGTATAGGACTTCTCTTTAGGGCCTCGAGCCCAGAATGGAGACCAAGATGAGCGAGTACACGGCGCAAATCCTGCGGGACACATATGAGGAGATGACTGCGCAGGCCATCGCTGAGCTGACCTTCACCACTGACCTGATCGGCGGCCAGCCGGCCGATCGGGCGGGGATTGAGGCCTTCTGTCAGCATCAGCTCAAACTGGCTGGTGACGAACTACAAAAGGCCGTCGCCCGGATTCTCCAGGAGGAGATTGGTGAGCGCGAGGTGGCGGCTGCCGAAGGCGCGGAACTCAAGGAAAGGGAATCCTATGGCGTCAATGCATTGCGCCGGGACCCGGATGCTTGTGCCTGGCTCGGCGATTGGCAGATTAAGGCCTGCCTTAAATGTGCCGCCAGTCGGATCGGCCTATTCGTCAAGACGAAGGGCAGCAAGGGAGACCTGGCGGAGTTGGGCCAAGTCCGGGCCTATGGTATCTCCAAGGGACTCTTTCCCAACCACATTCGCCTGATCACAGAGGACGGCAAGCCTTACCTTGCGCGGGCGTTTCGCCGGTTCATGGGGCGGGTGAACACTCCACAGGGGGCCAAGTCGATCGTGCACGATAGCGAGTTTGCCCCGCCTGGATGCCGGCTGGCGTTCGAGTTCCGGTTTCCGCCGGGCAAGCTGACCGAGGAAAACATCGTGGCGATCATGGCCTGCGCCCAGCAGGTGGGCCTGGGCTCCGCCAAGAGCCTCGAGTGCGGGAAGTTCCGCATTGATCGCCTGGTAGTAAACATGAACAAGTGAACTGTTTGTCCCTTGCCGGTGAGGAGCGGCCTGGAGATGTGGCTGATGCAGACCCCAATAGCTGAACACCAACCGCCCTCGACAACCGCCGGCCTGTTGCTTATGACCTACCGACAAGCCGCCCAGCGGCTGCAGGTGTCGGAACGCACCGTGTGGACCCTGGTCAACACCGGCCGGCTCCGGGCCGTCCGGTTCGGCCACACGGTGCGGATCGACCTGGCCGACCTGGAAGCCTTCGCTGAGCGAGCCAAGGGTGGGCAGGCAGGCCAGGCAGGTCAGGTAGGGCAGGCAGGCACCCCGGGCGAAGGAGCGTAGGGTGCTGCCGAACAGAGGGTGGGCAGATCATGGCCAGCATCACCACGCGCCAGAGCGGGCAGCGGTTCATCACCTTCACCGACAGACAGGGCCAGCGTCGGATGATCTACCTGGGCAAGATCGCCCGGCGCTACGCGGAGCGGTTGCGGGTTGCGGTGGAAGACCTGCTGGCCGCCGCTTTCACTGGCCATGTGCCCAGCGAGGAGACCACGCGCTGGCTGGTGGGGCTGGATGACCGCATGGCCGGCAAGTTGGCTCGGGTCGGCCTGGTGGGCCCGCGGCAGATGGTTACGCTCGGAGAATGGCTGGCTCAGTACCTGGACCAACGGAGCAGCGACTTGAAGGCTGGGTCGCATCGGAAACTGGCCCAGACGCGGGACAAGCTATTGGCCTACTTCGATCCCGAGATTCCTCTGCGGCTGATCAGCACCGGCCAGGCCGCCGATTGGCGACAAGCCCTACGCGGGTCGGAGCTCAGTGAGGCCTCCGCGAAGGGGCACAGCGGCAACGCCAAGGCGATCCTGCAGGAAGCTGTCCGGCGAAAGATGATTGCCGAGAACCCCTTCCGGTACCTGAAATCGGGCCCGACCCCGAGCCGATACACGCGGTACATCACGCCCGACGAAATCGAGCGGATACTGGAGGCCTGCCCCGACGCGGAATGGAGGCTGCTCTTCGGCTTCGCCCGCTATGCCGGACTGCGCATCCCCTCGGAATCTCACTTGGTGACCTGGGGTGACGTGGATCTTGGTGGCGGCCGCCTTACCGTGCACAGCCCCAAGACTGAACGGCACACGGGTCATGAACAACGGGTGGTCCCGATCGTGCCGAAGTTGATGACGCTGCTGATGGCTCGGTTCGAGGAGTGCGGACCAGGCGAGCTGCCCCTGGTGGCGATCCACGGCGCGGGGTCGATTGCCCGGCAGGTCGAGGCGATCTGCGCCAGGGCTGGAGTGGAACCCTGGAAGCGCTTATGGCAGACCCTGCGGCAGTCCTGCGAGAAAGAGTGGGCCATGACCTTCCCGCAGTACGCGGTCAGCAAGTGGCTCGGGCACAGCATCACCGTGAGCGGCAGGCACTACGCTAACGACGTGCCCGATGAGTTGGTCGAGCGAGCGGTTGGTCAGCAAGCGCAGCGCAATGCGCAGCAGCAAGCGCACGCAACGCCGCGAAACAAGCCGAAGGAGCCAAGGGGCAATGGCGGGCTTAGAGACTGTATGTCCTTAACCTGCGGCAACTTGCGAGATAATGCGGCAAAACCCGCCAGGACCTCTAAAGAGAGGGCGGGGAATAACGACCCCCGTCCACTCGCCGAACTCCAGAGGATTCCCGCCGATTCTGAACAGGGCGCAGCGCAATGCGCAGCGCGGGTTGCAAGCAAGACCCGGCCATGCACGAGCTTGTCCCAGACCCCCCAAGCCCCCAAACCCTAGACCCCCCAGCTTACGGGTCCTTCCAGTGGGGGTGGCCGAGGGCGGTTACCGCCGGTGATTGAGGCGCTTTTTCGCGCGCGGAGATCGGAAAACTGCGGTAAGTAAGCCAAGGAGCTCAAGAGATGAACCAGCGAACCGCCTTGCGTATATGGAACCAGCTAGCCGGGACCGGGACCTGGCAAGATCACTTGACCCTGTTCGGGCTATTTGTCATGAGTCGAGGGGCCAATCCCTCCCTGCAGTACACCGGGGTTGCGTTGAAAATAGCCCAAAAGGAAAGGGACGTGGCGGCGGAGGTAGTAGAGGAGTGGGCCGCGGCGGCGGAGGTACTAGAGGAGTGGGCCGCAGTTCTGTGTGGCCATAAGATTGTCTCGATGCTCACCCTGGAACAAGCGTGCTACATCTGGAGCGCGGCGGCGCATGATGGGCTGGGCACTCCCACTGAATTCGGTCAGTTTGTTCGGTTCGGGGGGCTGCCGTTGCTGCTGAGCGGAGATAAGGCCCATGACCGAGAGAACCAGAAACGGGCGGGCGAGATGCTCGGCAACTGGGCCCGGGCCCTGCGGACCGAGAACGAAGGCCGACCGCCGCCCTTCTCCGCTTGACTGGGGCCAATAGCCAGATAGACTGGACCGGTCGCTGATCCGCGGAGACGGACCGTGGAGCGGCGCGCACGTCGAAAGAAGGCTACAGGTTCTAGGCCGTTGGTCTTGGCCTGGGAGAAGCACTCCGGCGCCTCCGGGCCGACTACTGAAATCCCCACCCCCGCAAACCGAAATACTTTTTTCGATGCCGGCGGCGCGGCGGGTCGGGCGAGCGACCCGGCCACGACCACCCTGGCGGGCCGCGTCCGCCAAAGTGGTCCCCTCTCTGGGCGAACGAGGTCTCAACAATCGGCCGCGCCGGCCAGAGGACAGGTGCCGGCGCTCTTGTGGGGAAACCAATAGGCTAGTCGGAGCATCATCATGAGCAATCTGCAAGACGGAGCCATACTCAGGCCGTGGCAGATTGGCGTATTCGCCGTAGGGGCATGGACGGAGTTCGCTCTAGGCACGGCGCCGTTGGTCTGGAGCGACACACCGGCTAGCCGTAGCGGCCAAGCCATCGCCTGGCGATTTGTCGCTCCGGCCACGACCACGACCGTGCGCGTGGCCGTTTATGTATCTGGCTACGCCGGGACGCCCGGTGCCCTGACCATGCGGCTGTGTGCCTACGGAACCGGAGTGGCCATACCGGGCAATCTAATATCCAACGGATCGGTTACGGCAGTTCCGGCGGGTGCGGGCACCTGGCTGCTCTTCACCTTCGCCATTCCGCCGGCCAACACCCTGGGCAACGTGTACTGGCTCGTGCTCGGCGACGGGGGTTGGACTACGGGGAATACGGCCAGCATCCTCGCGCGCAGTGGGGGCCTCTACGCCTTGGACGGCATGGGTCCTTCTCTGCTCTCGGCCTATACATCAACGGTTGGTTTTTCGGTAGCAGGGACAGCCGTTGCAACGCCGCCCGTGATCGCGATAGAGTTCGGCAACGGTGCGTTTCTCGGCCAGAGCCACACTAACGTGGCGAATTATACCAGCAACACGCTGGAGCGCGGTCTGAAGATCGTCGGCCTGACCGAAACCCTGTTGGTTTCAGGGATGGCGGCCTATATTGGGACCAACGTCAACAGTCTGAAGTGCTACGCCGGAGCAACTTTGCCTGGAGGGACCATCTATTCCGGCTTTAACGGCGGCGCGGCTATGTCCCTCACCGGCGGACAAGCAGCCATTGGCGCGGCCGCTTTCGGCCCGTGTACGTTGGTCAACGATACGCTCTACCGGTTCGCGCTGGGTGCCTCCGCAGCGCACACAGGACCACAGTACTCAGTGATCGAAGGTTACGCCGCGGCCGTCGCCGCGGGATTTGGCCCGATGCTGCTCGGCTGCGCCCCCTTTGGCGGTCGCGTTTGTGGTTGCATCTCTGACGGCGGGACCCCGGCCGCCTGGGTGGATTCGCCCCAACAGTTGCCGCGGATGGCCCTGATCGTCCGCGACCAGGTGCCGATCACGCGGCCGGCAGAAGCCGATGTCTGGTTTGGCAGCGGGCAGTACGGCGCAGATGGCATAGAGAAGACGCCAGCGAAACGGGCCTCGTCGATTGCGAACTGCGAAGCTGCCAAGGTGAAGAAGGATGTGGTCATCGACAACGTAACCGGCTCCCTCGAAAGCACCGACCCGGGCCAAGACAACGTGCTCAAGGACCTGCCCTACAAGATCGAGTCCAGCAGTCACGTGGGCACCTTTAATGAGGCTGGTCGCAATACTGATCCGGGCGTGGCCCATGTAGAGGCTGGAATCGCATACAAGATCGGCAACGACAGCAAGGAGGGCATCTACGATCCGACGGCCCCTATAGTCGACGTCCTAGCCAGCGGCGTTTTCACCAGGGCCAGCGAGGCTTTCAGAACTGAGCGAACTGGCTTTACGGCACTGGCCGTGAACGAACCGCGAACCGCACAAGTGCTGTCCGTGGGCATCCCCGCGGTGGCCAATCGCGCCGCAGAGGGCGGAGCCGACGGCCACCTCAAGGTGATGTGCTCGAACAATAACTACCTCTTCGCCGTACCCTCCGCGAATGCCAACTATATCTGGAGGTCCGCAGATGGGACCACAGGTTGGGCGAGGGCAAACACTGTAGCCCTCAGCACTGCCGCCGCGTCCCTTTTTGCCACTTCGACGGGCAGATTAGTGGCTACCGGCTCGGCGAAGGTTTGGTATTCGGACGATAACGGAGAAACCTGGACACAGTGTAAGGATTCATTGGGGGCAGATGTCGCGTTGAGTAACCGCCCATATCCGTGGAGCTGGGCAGAGCATCACGGGGTCATCTTGATGGCCACCTATGGGTTAGCAACGGAGGCGGCTCAGATCTGGCGATCGGCGGATGATGGAGTGACCTGGGACAAGATGTTCGAGCTGCCGGCGGGTTACGTGGACCACTTCCACGCGGTGGGGTACCAGGCGACTGCCCAGAAGTGGATCGCGGACTCAGGTGACGGGGGGGCCAACTGGCTTGACGCCAACTCATATTTCACGGTGACGGTTGGCCAGAGTCTGATAACCATCAGCGGGCACTCGGTCAACACGGGTGCACGGGTCTACTTTCGAACGACCGGCACCCTGCCCGCGCCCCTGGCTCTGAATACGAAGTATTACCTGTCCGCGCCGAGCAGCAGCACCCTCCGAGTGCACACGACTTACGCGGATGCGCTAGCCCAGACGAACCCGATAGTTTTCACCGATGCCGGCACCGGCACGCATTGTATGTTTGCCACCCAGACACTGACCTGGGTTTCGGCGGACCCGGAGGCAGACCTGGGAAGTTGGGCCATCTATGCCACCACGCCTGGACCCGAGGGGTTCGATGTCAAATCGATCATGACCCAGAAGGTGAAGTTCCTGGACTACGGGCACGGCTCCAATCTGCTCTTCGGCAGCGATGGTTGGGCCCGAATGGGCTGGCTGGACGTGATCAACTGGCGGGGCGGCTCGCTGATGACCAGGCAGATCGCCCCGACCGGTACCCCTCTCACGTTCTGTATTTTCAGGCACGGTGGTCTGTACTACGCGTCGATGGGGTACAACTCTGCGATGGAGGTGTTTTTCGTGGTGGCCTCCGCCAACTTGCAGAAACAGGCGGTGTTTGCACGGTTCATCGACGCCCTCGTGTACACACCGTGCCACATGGCCGGGTACAAAGGCGGTAACCTCCACCTGCTGTCGATGACCTCAACCGGCTGGTGCCACACGGTTATGGCGCCGGCAAAGTCGGCAGTCCGCTCGGGTTACTTTCTCGCTCCCCCAACGACAAACACCCTTACGTTGGCACAATCCCAGGCTGAGATTACAGGAATAACGAAATACCCCGCTGGGCTGACCATTGCCAATTCGTCCGACTCGGTTCGCCCTGGTGGCCAAAGTATTCACATTACGGGCACACCAGGCATCAACGCGGTTTGCTACATCTGGTTCGATTACATCACGGTTGTGCCCGGCGACGTGATCCAGGGCCACATATGGGTTAAGGGCAGTGGCAAGCATGACTTCAACATGAGGATCTGCGGGCTGCTCAACACGACCGAACTGAGCTACCTCTCCACCCAAGGTTCAGTCAGGCCAGATGGCGAATGGGAGGAGTTCTGGACTTGCCGGTACGTTGTGCCCGCCACCGGGAATCGGGGCCGCTTCTATCTCGTGCTGTACGGCAGCGCCCATGATGGGACGGTGGACTTGTACATAGATGCACCCGAGCTGCTCAAGAACGAGAGGTGCATCGGCCGGTGGAACCTCGGCCAGGTGGCGACCGCCGGGGACAAACTCTCCTACGTGACAACCTTGCCCTCCGAGTGGACGCATCTGTTTTCGATACAGACTCTGCTGGCCACGAACGTTGCCGCGGTGCAGAATACAGAATTACTGGAGATGACCAAGTTCCACCTGGCAAGCTACGTTAAGGATGCCAATAACTATGTCACCGTCTATTATGACACCAACGAAAACGAGATCGCCATAGAGAGCGTGGTGGCCGGCGTTCCTAGTTACAAGAGCCTGGCCATCTGGATGCACCGGGAGGAGATCATTAAGTTCGCTGTGCGTTATTCCTCAGGTGTCGTGACACTGTCGGTCGGGGCATCGTACACACCCACCCACCTGGAAAGCATTGATCGCGGTGTGGATGATCTTGCGGGCGCGGGTCGGACCATCCAAGCCGGCGACGTTGCCGGGGCCAACCTATTGCCCCACACTCTGTTCGATAGCCACTTGTACCCCGTGGTCATGACGGATGGTGAAGTCGAGTCCCGCTTTGCTGATGCCTACACCAGCGAACAAGATGAAGCTGGCGGCATCATTGTGGTGGAGGATTAACCGATGGCTGCGGAAAGGATCGTAACAGCGGGCGCTACCGAGGTGTTCCTCTCGGTCATCATGCGCGACAGCAGCACCGGTGCGTTCAAGCCGTCGATCACTTACGACGAGGCGATGGTGAGCTACCAACGGGACGGCGCGGCCACGAATGTGGCCCCCAGCATGAGCGAGGGAATCCTGGGAATTCACGCGGCCAATACGTGGAAGGAAACCGAGAGTGCCGGAGTCTACCAACTCTGCCTGGCGGATGCGGCCTTTGCGGCGGGGGCTCGCGGCGTCGTGGTTACCGTAACCGCCAGCGGGGCCATTGACGCGAAACTCTCGGTGGCTCTAGTTGAGGTGGACCTGCAGGTCGCCGGAGGCAAGCTACCGGTTACGCTCGCCGCCGCCGATGCCGCAGAGTTGGCGACCGCGGCCGCCCAGACCACGATGCTCAACCGGCTCGGCGCCTGGGCCGGAACCGGTCTCAACACGGTCCTGGGCGCTCTCCGTGCGCTCGCGAGCAAAGCGGCCGGCCTCACCCCGAGTGACCTTTCATCCGGGACCACCTTCAGCAACTTGACCGACTCGGTGGAGGCGCTCCGCGACCGTGGGGGCGTCGGGGCCATCACCCTGGGGGCGGTGCAACTGCTTAACCTCGCCGAAAACCGGCTGGCTTCGCCGCGTACCCTGGAGATGCACATGGGCGAAGAGAAAGTCTTTGTCCTGAGCTTCCTGGACGCGGCCGGCCAGCCGATTGACCTATCGGAGCGGGAACTACGCTTTGTAGTCCATGACGAGAATGACCCGCCCACGGTCCAGTTCACCGTCGAAAGTGATGGGATCACCCTCTCGGGCGAGCATAACGAGGTGGCCAGCGTGCTCGTGCCGGCCGAAGAGGTGGATTTCGCCAGCAGCAACCTGGACTGGGCGTTCTGGGATGTCGGCAACAAGGGGGTTCTCGGCTACGGCCGGTTCGGGATCCGGGCAACGGGCAAAGACCCGCCGGAACCGCCACCCTGACCGGCTCAGAGCTTAATCAAGGTGAACATGAGTGGGCCAAGGCAGTCAGCGGGCGCCGCTAAAGAGCCTGCCCAAGGCGGGGAAGAAAAGCAAGCGCACCGCCAGCCGGTGCACGCATTGCCGGGCGGTCAAGCAGAAGCATTTCCGCGAACTGGCCGGCCGGCCCGGCCATCCCCGGCAGACCAAGCAACTCCAGGACTTCGAGCGGCGCTACCTGATTCCGAGCGCGGGCAAGACCATCGACCTCTACGCCTGGGTCGCTGGTGTCTGGGACCTGATCGCGGCCAATACTCGGCGGATCGTCGTCACGGGGACCACCGAGCAGGCCGATTCCCTCGAATACTGGCGGAAGGAACACGAGCGAACCAAGACAGAGCGGGGCCGCTTATCGCTGGAACGCGACCAGGGCCGGCTTATCGGACGGCCGGAGCACGATCGCGAACTGGACCGCCTCTGTGTAGCTTTCTCCGCGATCCTGGCGCGGCTGCCCCAGGAAGTGGGCATGCGAGTGGTGGGCAAACCACTGGCGGAGGTCAGGGCTGAACTGACCCGGTGGGCGAACGAGGTGGCCGACCAGTGCTTTGGGCCGCCGGAGGGAAGTGAAAAGTGAGAAGTTGGAAGTGAGCAACGACCAGGCAATCAGCGCGACCAGCCTCCGCGCGCCCTTCCCCTGGTTCGGCGGCAAGCGGCGCATTGCCCCCGCGATCTGGCCGGCCCTGGGAGCGGTTGATAACTACGTCGAGCCGTTCGCCGGTTCGCTGGCCACATGCCGGACGATTGGAGAATGCTGAGTTGGTTGGGCAATAAATCCTATGGCACCAGCGCGGCGGTCGGAAAGAAGAGCGGCAACGATACCAACCGGCACAACGAAAGGCTGTGGTTTAGCCCCGGTTGCCTAAATGCGGAACCGGAACGCAGGCTCTGGACTGAATAACCGGCGAGGGGTCAAAACTGAGTCGATCATGTCTATCGCATTTGGCCTAGAATCACTCGCCGCCTTGGAGCTTCCGGCGGAGATCCGGCGGCGGCATCGCCGGCGGGCGGACTTGACCCCATCGCAGTGGGCCGAGCGGTTTCGGTTGGTCACCGAGGGGCCGCTGGTCGCCCAGGGGCAGGCCGTGCCCTGGAACAACCGCCTGTTTCCGCCGGCGGTGAGCATCATGGAGGCGGCCGGCAGCGGGCGCTGGCGGCGGGTGGTCATGCTGGCCGGACCCCAGACGTCAGGGAAGACCGCCCTGGCCATCAACGTCCTGCTCTGGGGGCTGCACTGGAAGCAGCGTGATGTGATGTACGTCCACGCCAACGCGGCCAAGGCGGAGGCCCAATATGCCAAGAAGATCGGCCCGGCGATCGCCGGCCAGCCCACGTTGGCCCAACTGATCCCGCCGAACCGCGACGACGTGGGCACTAAAGAGGCCCGGCGGTTCACCAATGGGACCATGTTCCTGGTGACTGGCTCGGAATCGGAGGCCGACCTGTCCGGGCCGACCGTGCCGGTGCTTTTCTTCGACGACGTGCACGCCATGCCCAAGACCTTGGGGGCGCACGGGCATCCGGTCGAGTTCGCCGAAAAGCGGGCGGCGGCCTTTCCGGTCGAGGAGCGGGTCTGCATCGTTGCCGGCCAGGCCAGTGACACCGACAACTGGCTCTGGTCGGCCCTGCTGGGCTCGGCCTTCTATGTGCTCTACGTGCCCTGCCCGAGCTGTGGCAGGTATCAACTCCTCGATTGGAACCGAATGCAGTTCGACCATAGCAGCCCGGAGGCCGCGGCGGCGGATTGCTGGCTCAAGTGCGCGGACCCCGAGTGCGACCACCACATCCGGCACGAGGAGCTGCCGGCCATGCTCGAACGTTATGCCTGGGTTTCGACGCCGGTGGGACTCAACCCGGTGCTGGATCCCGCCGAACGCTCCGGCCTGGCCGACCTGGCCCAGGAGCGGGTCTTTCCGAATTGGGCCCGGCCAACGCAAGACGCGGGCTTCTGGTGGAACGCGCTCTACTGGCCGCTGGTGCCCTGGACGAAGCACGCCGCCGACTGGGTCAGCGCCCAGGGGCAGGAATCAGCCATACTGACGTTCCGGCAGCAGGTCCAGGTCATCCCCTTCGAGCCGCCCAAGCTGGACGAGGATGCCCTGGAACTGTCCGACGTGTACGCCCACGCGCTCAAGAGCCACCACTGGGGCACGGTGCCGAAAGAGGCTGGCGTACAAGAACAGCAGGGGGCCTTGATCGTGACTGCCGACGTGCAGGCCGGCTATCTGTGGTATCTGGTCTGCGCCTGGCACCGGCCGACCGGCACGAGCTGGCTGGTCGAGTGCGGCCGGTTCGGTAAACGGCTCACCCCGCAGGAGATCGCCAACGACCGGGAACGGCACCTGGCCTGGCGGACGGGCATTGGGCTGGCCCTGGAGAAACTGTGGAAGAAGGAGGCCCAGGGGTGGCCGATCCTCAAGGACGATGGTGAGTTACTCGGGACGGCCCAGGCGGCCTGTTGCCTGATCGACTGCAGTTTCGAGCGAGAAGTAGTGCAGCGGTCGTGTAAACAATTCAACGCGGGGGCCTGGGTGGGCAAGTGGCTGCCGGCCGAGGGCTCACAAGCCCTGGCCCGGAGCCCGGTGCCCGTGTGGCCGGGTCTGCGCCGGGGGACCATCGAACGCAAGACCCGCCGGCGCTACTGGGAGATCAACACCAACCGGGCCAAGCTTTACCTACGGGAGATGCTGGCCATCCCGCCCGGAAGCCCGGGGGCGCTGAACCTACCGGCGGATATGCCCGACCAGCCGCGGGAGTGGTTCGCCAAGCACCTTTGCGCTGAGGAATGGGACGATGGCCGCGGGCGCTGGGTGAAGGTATCCGGCGAGAACCACTTGCTGGACTGCGCCGCTGAGCAAATCGCCGGAGCGATGGCTCAGGAGGTCGCCGCCCCCTGGCTCGGTCAGCAAGCGGGACAAGAGCAGCTGCAACGGCCGGTGGCCGTGGTTAAGGATTGGTTCAAGAGGCAAAAGGAAGCCGTAACCGCCAAGGCGTAGAGTCGTAACGATGACCGTCATTCTCAAACCCGTATCTGGACCAGCCTGTCCCCAGTGCGGCTGCCAGCACTCGGAGCTGGTGGGCCAGACGAAGCACTGGGGGCAGGTGCTCCAGCAGCGCCGCTGTCGATTCTGCGGGCGGGTGTTCCGCGCAGAGCCCGGCCAACCGCCCGAGCCACAGGGCCCGATCAAAGAGAAGCCGCTGGCCTATCCGTCATTGTGCTGCCCGAGCTGTAACTCCTCTGAGACCTTCGTGACCAGTACGCGCCGGCCCATCCGCCATCACCAGTGCCGGCAATGCGGCCGGCGCTTCAAGAGCTACGAGAACCGAGAATCGGGTCGCAAGCCTTAGATGGGCACCCTGCCAGCCATCTTCCAAGGATTCTTTTGGAAAGGTTACAGAATCTGTACCGCAGGGGCTTGAGGGCGGTACAAGGTGGGTGCCATACTTAACTGAGCATGGCCATCTCGATTGACCAACTACAGCAGCATCTGGACGCCGCCCGGACCGCGATCGGCTCGGCGGACTATGTGACCGCCGAACGCGAGGCGTTACAGGCTCAGACCTGTCTAGCCGGACTGCCGAACGGGGCCGTCGAGAACGCCGCCAGCCTGGAATGGCGTGAAACCATCGACCGCCTGGTGGAAAACATCCGCACCGCCCGGCGGCAACAGCAAATTGCCGCAACCAGCGGCTTGCAGCGCACGCGGATCACCTATGTGGCCCCGACCTGAGCAGGTGGGTATTGAGCCGACGAAGCAACCGAGCACCGAGCCGACGCGCTGAAGGACCGAAGCGGGCCGTTGCCGGCAAACCTCGTGCGCCCGCTGCCAGCACCAGGAACAAGGACATGGCGCCGATGGGCCGACGGCGGCCGGTCGACCGGGCCCGGAGCTTCGAGGCGGCCCAGACTGACCGGCTCAATTCGTTGCATTGGTCCCAGGCTCAAGACACCCCGGTTAACACCCTCCTGGCCACTTATCTGGGCATTCTGCGGGCCCGGGCGGCCCACGAGGCCCTGAACAATCCCAACGTCGAAGGAGTGATCAAGACTCACGCGGACGATGTGATTGGCGAAGAGGGTCCAACCCTGCAGGTGCAGAGCAACAACGAAGCCTACAACCGCGAACTGGAGGGGTTATGGGCCGAATGGTGGGCCGAGCCGGACATCGCCGGGCAACTGTCCGGGCCCGACCTGCTCAAGCTCCATATCCGGCTCGACTGGGTCTGCGGAGAGGATCTCACCCAGATCGTCACCGACCCGGACGCCGCGGGGCCGGTCCAGATGCGCCTGCGGCTCATCCATCCGCGCCGGATGTATACGCCGCTGAACCAGATCGCCGAGGAGAGCATTGCCTTGGGTGTACGCCGGAACCGGATCGGTCGGCCGCTGGGCTATTTCGTCGAGACGGCACTCGAGGGGCAGAGCCTGCGCAGTCTGGCGTTAGTGCCGGCGGAGATCCCCGCGGCCAACATCCTGCACGATTTCCACGTCATCGAGCCTGACCAGGCCCGCGGCGTGCCGTGGTTGACCTCGTCGCTTTCGTCGATCGCCGACTTGCGCGACTACGATGCCGAGGTGATGGATGCCGCCCGGGCGGCGGCGGACCTGGCCGTGCTGTTGTACACGCGGAATCCCGATGCCCAGTTTGTGCAGGTGGAGGAGAGCGCCGAGATCGAACGGAGGATGATCACCACCTGCCCGCCAGGCTACGAGGCCATGCAAGTGACGCCACAGCAGCCGGCCAGCACCTATCGGGACTTCCGCGCCGAGCGATTGCGCGAGTTGGGCCGCCCGGTAGGGATGCCGCTGATGGCCGTGCAACTGGATAGCCGCCAGCACAACTATTCCTCCGCCCGGTTCGACAGCCAGGTTTATCAGCGCGGGGTGCGGTCATTGCAGCGCCACAAAGCCCGCAAGGTCCTGCGCCGGCTCTTGGACCTATTGGCCCGGGAAGGCGAACTGGCCCAAGTACTGCCGCGGCGCCCCCAGCGCGTGACTTACCGCTGGACCTGGGCGCCCTTCCCGCACGTCGATCCGGCCAAAGAGGCCGACGCGGTCGGCACGCGGCTGAAGATCGGAATCTCGACATTGCGCGATGAATGCGCGGCGGATAATAAGGACTGGGAAGAAGTGCTGGCCCAGCAGGCTCGCGAACGAGAGCGCATGAAAGGGTTGGGCCTGAACGGCGGCCAGGGCCAGGGCGACGCCGGCCGGATGATGGAGAGTCTGGCCCGCGCGGTCCGCTCGGGTATGCGGATTACCGAAGCAGAGGCCCGGACCTGTCTGGGCCTCAGTAGCGAACCGACCGCTGGCCAAAACACCCTGCGGTTCAGCGATGAGAACGTGCTGGCCTACCACATCGAATCGGGCGTGCTGACCATCAATGAGGTCCGGGCCCGCTTGAAACTGCCCGCGGTGGACTGGGGCGACGCCCCAGTGCGACGGCAGGGGTTCAGCGTGGTAACACCGGCGGGGCCGCGTGGGGAAGAGAACCAACCGCCAGCAGAGGTATCCGCGGGCACAGCGCCCGGCGAGGAGGTTGACGACGATGCGCAGCAGACGGAAACCCCATAATGCGCGGCGGGAGGCCGCCCCGACGGAACAACTGACCTTCCGGGCCTACCAGATGCGGGCCAATACGGTCAACCGCGCTGACCGGAGTGTCGAGGCAGTTTTGGCCACCGATGAACCGGTCGAGGTCTTTGACTCGGATCGCTGGGACATCATCGAAGAGATGATCCTTATGAGCGGCCTGCGCATGCCGGCCAAGGGCCAGGTCGTATTGCTGGACTCGCATGACCGGACTTCGGTGCAGCGGGTCTTGGGGTCTACGCGCGGCCTGCGGATCGAAGGCGGCCTGCTGATCGGCCGGCGTTTCTTCTCTTCGGTGCAAGAGGCCCGCGACACCTTCACGAAGATCGAGGAGGGGCACCTGACCGACGGGTCCATCGGCTATCGGGTCTGGGATTACCACGACATCGAGCCGAAAGCCACCTGGACCGCGCCGGATGGACGGACGTTTACCGCCGGGCCGGAGAGGGCGCGGCGAATCACATTGGACTGGGAACTACGTGAGGACTCAGTGGTACCCATCGGGGCCGACAAGCTGGCCAAGATGCGCCGGAGTCCAGACGGGCCCACCGGGCCCAAGGAGCGAACCATGTTCGAGAAGTGGTTGAAGAAACGGGGCATCGACCCGGCCAGCCTGACCGAGGAGCGGCGGGCGGAGTTGCAGGCCGAGTTTGATGTCGAACAGAAACGGGCCGCCGCCCCCGCGGAACTTGCGCCGCAGGCAGCGGCAACTACGCCGGAAAGCCCGGCCCCAGCGGCCAATGCCGACTCGGCCAGGGCTGAAGGGGTGCGATTGGAACGCGAACGGCAGACCGCCCTGCGGGAGCTGGCCGGCCAAGACGTGCCGGCGGAGTTGCTCCAGCGGGCGATCACCGAGGGCTGGGACACGGCCCGGGCGGCGCCTGAGTTTCTGCGGGCGGTCCGCGGGGCGCGGCCCGGCTCGGTCGCCGTCGGACCGGACCGCGGCGAGAATCTGCGCACGGCCCTGGCGGATGCGCTCTGTCTGAGTCGTGGAATCCAACCGGTCGGGAGCGAAGCCCAGCGTAATGCCGAGCAATTCTGGGGCATCGGGCTCCACGCCCTGGCCCGGATCGTGCTTGGCCATGAACGGCAGCAGATTCCGCATGACGTCAAGGTGCTGTTCCAACGGGCCATCTCCACGGGCAGCTTCGCCGAGATCCTCGGGAGCGCAGCAGCCAAGAGCCTGCAGGCGGCCTATGAGTCTTTCCCCAGCACCTTTTTGGCCTGGGCGGGCCAGCGCGAGGTGGCCGATTTCAAGGTCTACAATGACATCAAGCTGGGGGCCTTCGGGTCGCTGGCGGAAGTGGGCGATGCTGGCGAGATCGAGCATGGGACCCTGACGGAATCCAAAGAGACGCACCAGGCCAAGACCTACGGCCGGCGTTTCGCGGTCACGCGGAAGATGTGGATCAACGATGATATGGGCGCGTTTTTGCGAGTCCCTGGCGAGTTGGGGATGGCCGCCGCCCGGAACATCGATGACATCGCCTACACCGCGCTGATCAGCGCCAGCGGGCTGGGTCCCACCATGAACGAGGACTCGCACGTTCTGTTCTACATCAGCCGGACCACGCCCAACTGCCAGGTCGGCGCGACCAGTTCGCTGCTGAGCGACGACGGCCTGATCACCGGCAAGGCCCTGATGCGCAAGATGAAGGGGCTGGGGGGCGAGAACATCAACGTCATCCCGCGCTTCCTGCTGGTCCCGCCGGAACTGGAGCACACGGCGCTGAAACTCGTCTCGGCTAGCGAGCTAATGCTGGTCAAGACCACGCCGACCACGGGCGCGGCCGAAACGACCGTGTTCCCCACCAAGAACATTCACCAGGGGACCTTGCTCCCGATCGTCGAGCCGCGGCTGAGCGCGGGGACGAATGGGACCACCGCCTGGTACCTGATCGCCGACCCGAACCAGGTGCCCAGCCTGGTGGTGGTGTACCTCCGTGGCCAGCGGGCCCCGGTGGTCGAACGCAAGGACCCGGTGGACGTGCTGGGCATCGGCTGGTGGATATACCACGACGTGGGTGTCGCCGCGATCGACTGGCGCGGGATCATGCGGAGCAAGGGTGCCGCGTAAGCGGTTCAAGATGGGAATGCTTCTGGCTGGTAGCTTGCAGGTTACGGCCTAAAGCTTTTCAGGAGATTCAATCATGAGCGAAGCGATTTATCGGCAAAACGGCGGCCAGCAGGACTACACGCCGAGCAGTGCCGCAACTGCGGGGCAAGTCCTCCAGTTGAACGACGGGCGGGCCGCGGTCGTGAAAACCGACCTGGCGGCCAGCGCCAAGGGCGCGGTCTACACTGCGGGGATCTTCGATGTCCTCTCGGCCAGCTCGACCGCGTTCAGCGTCGGCGACCGGGTCTACTGGGACTACTCGGCCGATCTGGCCATCACGGAGGCCGAGGCCATCGGGGAGGATTTCTACATCGGCACGGCGGTGGTGGCCAAGGTTGCCTATGAGCTGGCGGTCCGCACGGATCTGAATGCGAGCCCGGTGGTGACCGGCCGCGCGTTGCAGTCGCGGGTCTACGAGTTCGATTGCCAGACGGGCGAGGACTCGGCCGTGCACGTCCTGATTCCGCCGGCCTGGAACAAGACCGGCCTGCTGATCCTGGACACCATCGGCATCGTCACCGAAGTGTTCGCTGGCGCGACCCAGGATCAAGGCATCGTGACCATCAAGGACACCGCCGGTACCCCGAACACGATCGGCACGGTGACCGCGGCCGACGCCAGTGCGGATGCGCTCAACGATGTGCTGGTCGGCACGGGCGGAGCCTCGCGGGCCACCTCCGGTGATGCCGGCAAACTGGTCGCCGCCGGATTGGGCGTGACCGGGGCCGTGACGCAGCCCACCTCCGGCACCAGTGCCGCCGGCAAGATGAAGGTGCGGGTGCTGGCCGCGCCGGTAACGTGATGCCGTCCCTGGAAGGGGCAGGCCGCTTTCTACCCCAGCCGGCCTGCCTCATGCCGGGATAGAGTCGGGGGCGAATCTGCCTTCCTGCGGCGGGCGGGTCGGAGCGGGTGCCGGCCCGCCCGCGAGGATTGCTCATGGCGCTGCTCACCGATGGTTTCGGGCTCTTGGCCGCCGAGCTGCAGAGCTGTGTCGGCCAGACGGTGATCCTCCGCGGGCCGGACCGCGACGAGCTGCTCGTCACTGCGGTAGCCATCGCCCCCGGGCAGACCGAGCAAAAGACCGATGACGGCGGTAGCGACGCCCGCCGGCTCTGCCGGGTGGTGCTAGTCGGAGAGGAAATCGGTGACCCGGGCACGTGGCGGGAGATCGAGATCGACGGGACCATCTGGCACCTGCAGCAGCCGCCGGAACGCGAGGGGCAGGGGTTGGTTTTCTTCCAGGCGGTACGCGTGGCCTCCAAGGAACGCACCGGCCGCCAATATCGAGGATAGACATAATGGGAACACAACTACAGATTCTCAGTCCGATCATTCAGTATGGCTTCGCCGGGCTCTCGGTGGTGCTCCTGGGGATCATCGTCTGGCTGATCAGCCGCCTGCTGGGCATCCTGGCGGAGACGAACACGGTCATCAAGGCGAACACGGCCGCAATCCAGACCCTGGATCAACGCACTGGCGAAACCCTGGCCCTGACCAGACGCACCTTCGAGCGCTTGCTGTGCAAGGCCCACAATCCCAGAGCCAATGAGGGAGGGGCTGGCGAATGACCGCGCCGGCAGGACCAATCAGTCTGGCCCAGGAACGACTGCGGGTGATGCTCGCGGATTGTACGACGTTCCGCGCACTGGTCGGGGCGACCACGCAGGAGCAGGCCCTGTCGCGCCTTTTCCACGACGCCCTGCCTCCGCCGGCCAGGGGAGTCGAGCACACCCTGGACGAACTGCGGAGCTATCGCCCGTTCGGCCTGGTCAGCACCTATCCCCAGGATGGGCATACCTTGGTGCGGGACACGGCGGATCGCAACGCCGGCGCGGAAGAGGCGGGCCGCCTGGTCATCGAAATCGAGTGGGACGTGCCTGAGACGATCGCCAATGATCCGGCCGAAGCCGGCCTGCGCTTCAACAACGCCGTGGGCCAGATCAAACAGGAACTGTTCGCCCTGGCCGGGGTCCATCCCTACCTGGCCATCAGCGAGATCGGCCAGGCGGGGTACTTTCGCGGGCCTGAAGAGCAGCAGCAGACCAAAGGGGACTACCTGGTTTACCAGTTGTTCATCGAGTGGGGCCAGCAGCGCAGATGACCGAGGTGGAGTTCGCATGATCCTGGTCAGTTCGATCAAGTTTCACGGCTTTGTGCCGGGCGTGAACAACAGCCAGGTCAACATCGTCATCAGGGAAACCCTGGGCGACCTGGCCGCCTACTGGCACGAGCACATGCGGGCCAAGCACTTCACCGTGGCTGGGGCCCGGGAATACGGCTACCTGCCACGCCGGGGCGAACGCGGCAACATGCCCCGGATCGGCTTCAAGCGGAGCTACACCGGCCGCAAGCTGAAGGCGATGGGGCATACCCGGCCGCTGGTGTACACCGGCGAATCCGAAGAGATGACCCGAATTCGCGACATCCGCGTGCACGGCAAGACCGCGACCGTCGTCTTGCACGCACCCAAGCTCAACTGGCGAAACCGCTATAGCCAGATCCACATGTGGGAGGAGATGACCACGGTGTCCGAGCCTGAACTGCAGGAACTTTCCAGGCTATTTGGGCGAGTCATGGAGATGCGCCTGCGGGCCATCCCCAACGATCTTACAAGGAAAATCGAACAACTAGGGCGATGGGGCGTGGCGTAGGGGCAAGAAAAAAAAGGAGAGCGATCATGGACCGCTACGATCTTTACGGTGTGCAATACGGTACTGTCCTGATCGGCGGCATCACCGCCCAGAATTTGGTCACGGGCACTACCGCGGAGGGCGTGCCCAGCAGCGGCTCAGTCTTCCCCTCGGTGATGTCCATCACCGCCCAAAACCCGACCGGCGGCTTTACCACCTACAACCTGGCCGCGGCCCTGACGGCGTTAAGCGATGCGGTCCAGGGGATCTTCTCTGCTCCGATTGATGGGGCCGCGGAGGTACTCAAGCCGCTCAACTTCTATCTCCAGAAATATGCCGAGGGCGGTGGCCGAGCTGCTGGCTCCGTGCATCGCAAACTGGGCATCCAGCGAGGCCTGGTCTATCCCCAGATGCTCACCTGCGACCACCAGAAATCCGCCACGCTCAGTTATAACCTCCTCGTCGGCTACGACGGCACCAACGACCCGATCGTGCCAAGCGATACCGAGACCCTGCCCACCCCACTCACCGATGCGGAGCGCTTCACCCTCGGCCCGATCAAGATCGGGCCCCTCATCTTGACCGCTTTCAAGCGGTTGCAGATCGACTTCGGTGTGCGGGCGGCCGCCGAGGGGGCGGAGTCGGCCCTCTGGCCCACCCACACCAGCGTCGTCCAAATTGCCCCGCGGATCACCATCGACGGGATCGACCCGAAGTGGTTTGCGGCCAGTGGGGCGGTGGCCCTGGCCGGCCTGGCCGCCGCCCATGCCGATACGATCATCTACCTGCGCAAGCTGGCGATCGGCGGGACCTTCGTCGCCGACGACGTGGCGGAGCACATTTCGTTCACTCTGGCAGGATTGGCCCACATGGACAAGGTGGCCGACGTCAGCACCGGCCCGGCGGGCGTGTCCCTGAGCATCCCGCTGTATCACGATGGGAATAATCTGCCACTGCTAGTGAGCACCACCGCGGAGATTGAATCCTTCGAGGAGGAATGAAACTCAGAAGTGCGAAAAGGTAAAGGCCGAGTGGACTACATGAGGAGACCAAGCATGCAAAAGTGGTCGTTGATCGGGTTAGGACTGTTCGCCGCTGGGCTGGCCCCGACCGTTGGTTGCGCCTGGGCCGACCCGGGTGGACAGGTGGCGCGAGGCCTCGGCCAGTCCAAGACGTACCAGTGGGGGGCGGACGGCAATTTCTCGGCCGTCGGCCAGGGCACGCAGACCGAGAGCTTCTGCATGATGGAGGGCGACATCGCCTTCCAGCGCAAGGACGGCAAGCTGCTGCTCGACAAGGGTGGCAACCCCGTCCCGGACATGAACAAGACCAAGGTCCGCTACTACCTGCGCGCCGACCCCAAGGCGGACGACGCGGCGAACGCTATGGGCCAGGCCCTGGCGGCGAGCACGGCGCAGGCGGCGATACTCGGACAGACGATCACGGGGATGTTCAATGCCGTGATCCCGCTGCTGACCCGGCCCGCGGCGGCTACGGCGGCGGATACGGGCACAGCCGGCGGGAACTCGGCGGCCATGCTGCAGCGGCTTGACCGGCTGCTGAGCCTGCTGGAGGCCAGCCGTGGCCTGGGCCCTCCGTAGACGGCCGCCGCCGACCCTCCAGGAATTGCCGGAGCCCGCCTGCGCGGCTCCCTGGGCAATCTTATCGGGCCAGGTGGCCTTTGGGATGGGGGAAACGTGTCCTGTGTATCCTGGGCCAATTCGGCCCGTTGGAGAATAGGAGATCAAGTCATGACTTGGAAGACGGCATTCGGACCTCTGGGAAGTCGCAAGGTGCAGGTCGCCCTGGCCACCGTGCTCGCCGCCTGGGCCGCTCAGGCCGGCCTCGGTCTGAGCGAGGACGTGATCCTTACCATCCTGGGCGTCGGCGCAGCGTTGATTTTGGGGATTGCCCACGAGGATGCCGGGGCCAAGAGCGCCGGCCCGCTGGGCTAGAACCTCCGGTCTGCAGCTTATAGGAGAGCGGTGCTTTCATGGCTGGTTTCCTCTACTACCTGCCGGGAACGAAACGCAACGAGGTCAACGCCGAACTGCTGCGTAAGCTGGGGCTCGGGCACCTGCTCGACGATCCAGCGGGAACAACCTTCCGCCTGACCATGACCGAAGTCGCCCGCGGGCCAGGCGAGGGCCGCGCCGGACTCGTAGCCGGCGATCCACGCCGCGTGACCGGTGGCCGGATCGGCTTCTACCCACAGGAGCAAGCCTGGCGAGCAGTGTTGGGATCGGCCGGGCGAGCCTGGGTGGGTTACTACCTGGAGCAGCAGCCGCGGCCGGAGGAACTGGCCCGGGCGGGCGCGCTCGATGGGCACAGCCTGCTGCTGAATGACGGCCAACGCTGGGTCATCCCGGTTATCCGTGGGGTTTCGGAAGAGGAGGACCAACTGGTCGGCTACTGCGCGGCCCCCCGGCTGGTGGATTGGGACGAAAAAGGCGAGCGGGTCGCCGGCGAGGTGGTACCCCGGTACCGCAAGTTCTGGGAGTTGGCCTGCTTGTGGTTCGATCTGGCCAGGGGCCGGGCGCTGGGTGAGATGATTCCCGAAACGTTGGAAGCACTCGACGATCTCCCCGTCCTGGCCCTGGCCACCAATTACGCGGTCTCCAAGACGGAGATCGGCATGTTGGGCCTGTTGACCACCGACCTGGAGCGCCGCGTCTGCCAGGTGGTGATCGACTGGCCGACCTGGCTGGAGCATCTGCGAAAAAAAGCGGGAGCCGCTGGCTCGTCTACCTGCGATGGGCCCGCGGCCGCCACCGGGGGTACCGGCCGACCTTCGCCGACCTGATGGCCCTGGACGAAGGGCTGGGCGAACCCGAGCCGCTGGTGATCCAGAACTACCCGGTGGCCATGCACGTGGTCCGTTGGCGGTGAGAACATGCCTGGAACTGGAAACGTTCATCTCGACCTGACGGCTGAGGACAAAGCCGTCGTCGCCGCGCTGAATCGCGCTCAGCGGAAACTCGATGATCTACAAGGTAAGCTTAGTGAGCTCGGCAAGGCTGGCCGGTTTGCGGGCAAAAACCTCGAGGATGCCGGCCAGAGTGCCGGGAAGGCGTTCGACCCCAGCCGGCTGACTTCGATGGTTACGCAATTCGTGAGCTTCAGCGCGGCCGTCGAATCCGCCAAGAAGCTTATGGACTCGATGGCGGCTGAACGGGCCGCCGGCGGGGCCGGGCTGGAGCGGACGGCCGCCGCCGGGATGAAACTGACTCAGTATGCCGGCGGTGACCCCGCCAAGTTGGCCGCCTACCAGAAAGCGATTCGGGAATCGCGTACCGAAGAGGGGCTCAGCGCCGAGGCGGCGGGCGGGCTCCAGACTTCCTTGGAAGCCAAGGGCTGGGGCCGGCATCGGCAACTGTTCGCTG